CATTATAACTAAAAATTTTGATTATGTTCCTTGTAAGAATATAAGTGATTTACCAAAAGAAACTTTTTATTTAGACCCTGCAGCTTTAGTTAAGCATGACGGTAATATTTGGGGTGTTTTTCACTCGCATCCTGGACAAGAAAACCCTATTCCAAGCGAAGAAGATAAAGTAGGAGCAGCATTCCAAGAGTATAAATTTTTAGTTGGATTCAACAATAAATTTTACATATACTGGTATGATGATAAATTAGATACTTTAATTTTTGATGATTTTGAGGAGCGTCATTGCTTACAACAATAAAAATTCACTCTGCTTATAAAAATGTGTTCTCTCAGTTAGACTACACAGCTGATTTAACTAGGTATGGAGATTTACCTTTTTATCTTGGTTCTATGCATCCAAATTTTAGAAATTATGCTTATTCAATTCACACAGGAGAGTGTCAAGAAGGCTATTCCTTACTAGATAGTAATTTAAATGTAATTACAGATGAAGACTTATATATTAAAAAGGTGAAACCTAATGATGTTTTCTATGTAGTTCCTGCCATTGTGGGTGGGGGCGGTAAACGCACCACTACAATGTTAGCTATTGCAGCCTTAGCCATTGGAACAGGTGGCTTTGGTATGTTAGGTGCAGGAGCTACGACAGGCGCTGCTACAACTGCTGCTGCTGGGGGTTTTTCTTTTGGTGGTTTTGCTAGTACCTTAGGTGTAAATATAGGATTAGCATTAGTAACCTCTTTATTTACAAAACGTGAAAAAATTAAAGAAACTGATCAAAGCATTAGAGAAAACGATATGTTTGGTGGATTACAAAATACTACTAATAGTGGTACTCCTATACCTTTAATTTATGGGTTACACCGTGTGGCTGGACAATTAATAAGTGGTTACTTAGATACTGTTGATCACGGAAAAAGCGATACTATTACAGTCGCTTCAAGGTTTGACTCATGAGAAGGTACTTTACTGAGCATGATAACGTTAAAGTTCCTGTAATTAAGGGAGCCTTTGGAGGCGGCGGAGGCGGTGGTGGTGGAGCTGTTGAAGAGCCTAATACTCTTTTTTCAACAGACATACTATTTATTTTAACTGCTCTTGGAGAAGGTCCTCTATACAGAATCAACCCAAATGGTCCTCAAGATATAGAAATTACTGAAAACTCAATCAATGACTTACTAAATATAGACGGAGATGGAGGAGAAAATACCGACTTTTTCAAAACTTTATCTCGCACAGGAACCGTAACTCAGTCTGTTCTCAGAAAATTTGGTCAACAAACAATAGTCCCTCAACAGTTTGCCTCTCCAGTTACTCTGAAAAAAGGCAATATTGACGGCATTCCTCAGTCTAGGGTTGTGCTACAAGAAACTAGTTCTAGAGCTTGGGATGAGATAAATGTTATTCTTATAGTCCAAGTTTTACAGAGACAGGATGATAAGGGGAATGTAAAACCTCATTCTGTAAAAGTAAAGATAACTTTTTTTGATAGCACTGGGGCAACAGAAATTGGTAGTAAAGAGGTTGAGATAAATGGTAAAACTACCACCCCTTACAAAAGAGTTGTAAATTTTGAAATACCAGAAATTAGTAAATCTAACGATGGTTATAGATTTACAATCGAAAAGGTTACTGATGAGTCTAATGACTCAAAGGTGCAAGCACAGATTCAAGCAGTTGGTTGGTTTGAGGTTGAGAATACTCCTCAAGCATTTCCTCGCACTGGTTTAGTTGGTTATGCTTTAAAAGCTGTAAATGAACACACAGGCGGTGTCCCTCAGATGAGTTCTTTGGTTAAAGGGCTTTTAGTTAAAGTTCCTTCTAACTATAATCAACCCGTTTTATCTGATGGACAAATAGATTGGAGACAATTAGAGTTACCTCAATCAGGAACATTCGGCTATACGACTAATGGTTATCAATTACAAGTTGCAGGTGTTACTTATCAAACGGTTTCAGGAACTGGAAGTCAAACAAACCTATTTGGGTTAGGTATTAATGTGACTGTAAGTGGAAGTAACCCCTATACCCTTACAGTAACTAATGCAAATTCAGACGCAACTTGTAAAGTTGAACTAGGTTTAAGCACTACGGCACTTGGATCTGGTCTTATTTCAACTACTGCTACAGCCTCTAATTTAGCGTCCACTACTAACTTTTGTGCTAGATCACACCTTGCACCTAGATTTGGCTCTGTTCCTCCTCAAATAAACTCTCTTGGTAGGATTTTTTCAACTACTCGATGGGGAGATAACGGCACACCTGGTAGATTTGATGGAAGTTTTAATGTAGATCACACAGGTACGTATAACTATTTATTTCAATACTATGTTCAAGGCAGCCTAACGGGTACGGTAGACATCTATGTAAACGGGTCTCTCACAGAGTCTGAATCTTTGACCACTGCAAATACTTCAAAAAGCGTAACAGGCACTCTATCTTTGAGTGCTGGTGATTTAGTTCGGATTGACTTAACAGCACCTTCTAGTGGTTGGTCATATGGCACGTTCCATTTAGGTGGTGAATCTATTAACAGTAATACTATTGAAACATTCTCAGCTGGACCCGCATCTCCTGTAACTATTGCTAACGGAGCCTCTCACGTATTATCAACCTCACTAACTTCTACGTCTTGGACCATTCAAGCAGGTATTTTTTGTGGCTCTAGCTCCTCTACGATTAAAACCCATGCTAATCCACAGATTTATGTTGGCACTTGGGACGGTACTTTTGTATACTCATGGACTCAAAACCCTGTTTGGGTTATTTATGATATTCTAACTAATACTTCATATGGTTTAGGTATACCTGAAGATAATATTGATAAATATAAATTTTATCAAGTTGCACAGTACTGCGATGCTTGTGATGCTGTTACTGGTACTTTTACTGGTGTAACTGGTCAAGCAGACGGTTCATTTAGACATAAACCAAGAGGACAGTTTACTTCAATTCGAGAAACTTTAGTGGGTGTTCCTACAGGCACTAACGTTTTAGAAAGAAGGTTTATTTGTGACACTATTATTTCCGATATAAAACCCACCATAGAGACTCTTAACTCTCTTGCAGCAGCTTTTAGAGGTACTATTATACACTCTTTTGGAAAAATTTCTTTAGCTGTTGACTTACCAGATCAACTACCTGTAATGGTATTTAATGAAACTAATATTAAACAAGGCACTTTTCAAGTTAGCGGAGGAAGAGAAAGTGACTTAGTAACAGGAGTAGATGTAAGCTACATAGAGCCTACAAATCACTATAAAAGAGAAGTAGCTCGTATTGATGCTCAAGATGCTAATGATGGCAGTGACAGAAGCACTATTGAAAATGTTACTTCACTTGACTTAGCAGGGGTAACCCGTAGAAGCCAGGCACTTCGTTTTGCTCAGTATCAAATTGCAGCTTCAAAATACTTAAGGAGAGTAGTGGCTTTTACCACTTCAACTGAAGCTCTAAGTTTGTCTCCTGGTGATGTGGTATCTATCTCTCAAAACTTAACAGGAATTAATTATGGTTTTGGTGGTAAAGTACTAGGAGATTCTTCAACTGCTACAAATAAGTCTAATGTTTTGTTAGAGCATTTTACTAATCCATCTCTTAAAACCACAACATTTACAGCTAATTCAGCACCATTAGCTCTTAGAGTTATATCAACTGATGATGATAGGGTAGATTTATATATTTTAAGTAACACTAACTTTGTTTTATCTGCAACAGATAATATTTCACTAGGTTTTGATCAAGCAAATGTTACTGTTACTGGGCGGTTTAATCCTATCACTAAAGCAATAGATTCTTATACTACCTTTACTTCTAATAATGTTCCTAAAAAAGGAGATCTATGGAGTATTGGTGAATGGGAAAATCCAGGCAATTTCTACACTAATAAAGCAGGTAAATTATTTACTATTTCTAATATTGAAAGAGAAACTGAGTCAGAAGAAGTTAATCTTATTGCTAAAGAATATATATCAAATGTGTATGCTGATTCAGATACTTTTATAGATTACACTCCCACAGCTTACATAGATATAGAAAGTGGTTTTAGCGCACCCCCAACTCCAAATTTTTCTTTAGTATCCTCTCCGAGAAGAAGATTAGATGGGTCTGTAGTTTTTGATGTTCTCTTAAATAATCAGACTGACCGATTAGGGTATCAACAAACTTTTCAAACTCAATATTTTGTTGCGCTCCCTGAAGGGACTACTCTAGTCAATAATTCTAAACAGAGTGCGTTAACTTTGACTGTGGATAACGCAGCCTTACTAAGTAATAATAGTTCCGCAGTGCTAAGAGGTAAAAACGGGTTTCAAAGTTTTGCAGGTGAGATTAAGCTTTTGTGTAACGCTTACTCAACTATAGATAACGGAGATGGAACTAGTAATGTAAGATTAGTTGTTGAGGGATTGAACGTAGCTCATGACCTTAACTTTGCAAAACATATACTAGAAGTAAATGATGCTTCTTTTCTAGGCCTTAAAGGGTCAGATTTTGTTACTGTACCTTTAAAAGAAAAAGCAACGATAAACAGCGAAAAGAATTTTATTGGTTTTGCCTCTGATATAGTAAATTTTTCCGCAAATATTGTCACCTTCGATAAGACTGAGGATACCTTAGATATTGAAAATACCTTAGCAGGTTCTACTTTACTAACAGAACAATTGCCTCCAGCACCTTTTTTCATAACCATCAATCAGCTTTTAGATGCTAGGTTTTATGCAAATAATTCTTTTTATATAAGTGGTACTGAAAAAGAAATAAGATTTCAAAATACTATAACTGCTTCTACAGGAACTAATCAGCATATAGATTTACCTGTTAGGGTACGAGACAAAAATTTTATGAGATTTTTTGTAGATGGCATAGAAAAGTCATCTGGACAGTTTACTCTTAATAAAAACACTACATTTAAAGATAACGTAGAGTATCAAGTACAAAGTGGAGATACTTCTTTTGTTTGTGAGATAGATCACTACACTGTTCCAGCAATTGAAGTTGGTGATAATGTTCAAATTAGCGCTGGGCAAACGTTTCCAATTGTAAATACAAGTTATGATCCTGCTTCTGCTAGCTATAATGGTGCATTAACCGCAAATTCAGTGTTTAGAGTAGAATTTGGCGACACTCCACAGAGTAATTTAGCAGGGGTGGTTCTTACAAATATTTCACCAAATCCTACAGGCACTATCAATAATGTTTCTGCAAATGTATGTACCTTAGACTATGATGAGGCAACATTTCCTGGAAACTTTAGATTAGCTAATAACAGTGTTTACGACCTACTACTTAGTTCTGATTATGAGAAATTATTTGTTGCTGAAGATCAAAGAATATCAGATGTTAGCCCTGGGGTGGTTTCTGTAAAGGCTAGAAATATTAACAACAATCAAAGAACTAGCCCTTTCGTTGAAAAAAGTATTAGCATCAGTCCAATACCAATTCGTAAAGTAACTGGTCTAAGCATCGCTGAATCTCTTTATAGAGAGCAGAATTCTGGAGTTGCTGTTAGAGCGACCCTTAGTTTTGATCATATTCTAGGACAAGACGTAACAGATTACGAAATCTCTTATAAACTCGATAATGTAGGCACCGTAGGTGGTAATGATGGGGGCACTGATTTACTTTCTTTTAATACTGCAAAAGTATCTGCAGCAGGGGTAGAAGACGATGGTAAAATAAGATATACTGTTAGTGGTATTAATAGGGGACCTGTCGCTGAGACTAATATTTTAACTTTTAGAATTACTCCTTTAAATAAGAACATAAGAGGTGCTTCAGCTACTATAACTAAATCAATCGTAGGTAAGAGTGCAAAGCCAGCGAACATATTTAATTTTACTGGGGGACAGCAAAGTGATCAGATTACTCTGTTTTGGGAATACGATAGAACTAACGACGAGCTAACTGACCTTGATTTAAAAGAAGTTATTATTAGAAGGATACAAGGTAGTCTCTCAGCGACTATAGAGAATTTTATTGCAGGTGTTCCTTATGTTAGTGTTGCTGCTGGTGTTAATAGAAAATCGGTTCCAATCGATATTTTTGGTGAATTCACATATTTAGCTAGAACCAGAGATACTAGTGGTAACTTTTCTGATGATGTAGTAGCTATCACCCTAACTACTACAAGACCAAAACGTTCAACTATTGTGGCAGCATTTAACGAAGATAGTCCTTCTGTTAATTTTACAGATATAACTAATACTAACGCTGGAGAGTTTAATTTTCCTTCTTTTGCAAATTCTAATACAGGAGGCACTGCTGTTGTTGCTCTACCCACATCAGTAGTTGATAACGCAAATGGCACTTCTGAAGGATTTTCAGCTATTGGTGGCTCACCTACAGATCTTTTAGCTGATAACACAGCTACTTATATCACACAAGTAAGAGACTTTGGGTCTGTGATTACAGGTTCTGTGTTGGTAGATATTGAAGGTACACAATCAATCGAAACTACTTGGAATGATCAGCACGAGCATATCACTCAAAGTGTTACAGAAGCAGCCCCTGCAGGAATTCTTAAAGATTCGAGCCTTGGTGGAATAGGTCATATTCTTGGCTTTTCTAACAGCATTTCTCTTGATTTTAGATATGACGCCAATAACGAAACTATGATGAGTGGAGATAACTTTGGTAATGTATATGCTATCCACATGCATGGAAACTTTACTAATGATACTTCAAACGCTAATACGTTTGCTCTTATAGCAGGCGCTGTTAATGCCAACGCTGTCGCACTCGGAGAAACATTTTTTGCAAATGGGGTATCTACTGGTGCTAACACTATGGCTAACTTATCAGCTGCAGGCAGTTCTTACTTCTTAGTTGATTTAAATCAGTGGGGTGATCCTGGAGGAGTAGGCACTTACGTCGGATCTATTGGAGCCTTAACTACTCAAACATTTATTAGAACCTCATCAGAGGCCGCTAATATTGTTAAATTTGCTAACGGTAATGTAAATGTATCTGCTTTTGTAGGTTCAAGCGTTAATGAAGGTTTTGTCCCATACGAAGCAGGATCAAGAACCTTTAGACACTTCCAATTAAAATTTATTGTTAACAACACAAAGCCAGATGAATTTGACTTTACAATCGATAAGTTTAGATATACTATAGAAAAAGAACAAACCATTTTTGAAGATACCGTAACTTATAACGGAAATCCAAAATCAGTTGATTACACATCAGCTGGCTTTCAGAATAGACCTGTGATTACGTTACAGGCAATCGACACAGCTACTGCCCAAACTGCAGTAGTTACTACAGGCACAAAAGATAGCGTTGCTTTTAGACTTTTTGATATAGAAAATGATGCTTTGGCACCTACAGATCAAAGTATACAAGTACAAGTAACGGCAATAGGAGTATAACTTAATGGCAACTGTTGACTCAAACACCTATGTTGAACCAACTGCTGGAACCTCACTGAATAATTCAAGGGCAAATTTTAATACGTCTTTGCGCTCTTTATTAACTAACTTTAAATCTACAGCAATCCCTGCTGGACAAAATATAACTATTTCAGGAGCAGCTACTGGTGAACAAGATGGTATGTTGTATAGAAGTGCAACTACAAACGCACTTTATATCTCAGACACAGTTCATAAAAAATCGTCTCCTGTAGGCGGTAACTTTACTCGCGTTGGTATTGGAAATAGAGTTGAAAATGGTATCGTTGCATTAGCAGGAAATGTAGCGAGCTATGAGATAGGTGAATTAGTTGCTACAGTATCTGCTTCTGGTTCTTTATCTGCTAATGCAAGACTGTATTTAAACGTAGCGAATAACGGGACTATGGCAGACTTTATTGATGTAGGTATTCCGCCAACTAATAGTTCTGTAACTAATACAATGATTGCTCTTGCAACAATCACAGCAGATAGAATAAAAGACGGTAATGTATTACTCTCTAAAGTTGACTTCACTACAGCTACTGGAGATGGGGGAGTAGGAGCAGCTGCAACATTAAAATTATCATCAGCTGCAGATAAAGATGCTTCTATTGGTTTTATGACAAGACACACTGCTAACGTAGCCTTAGTAGGCATACACGGTGCTGCAGGTGTAACTGCTGGTCTTAACTTACTCGATCAAGCTAGCGCTTATGCTCCAATGGCTTCAAACCTTGCACTTCAATCAGCGATTCAAGGAGGTACAACAGCTCCTGTTCCTATTGTTCCTGCAGGATCTATAATAGCTTGGAGTGGTTCTTCTGCTCCTACTGGTTATCTTCTGTGTGACGGAACTGCTGTATCAAGAACTACTTACGCTGCTTTATTTGCGATTGCAGGCACTGGGTATGGAATTGGAAATGGGTCATCTACATTTAATGTACCTGATTTAAGAGATAGGGTTCCTTTAGGTAAAGGAACTAACAATAGTACACTAGGAACACAAACAGGTTCTATGAGTGCTTCTTCTGTTGCAACAACTGCTGCAGACGGTGATGGCGATTTAACTTTAACTACAGCTACTAGGAATGACACTGCAGGTAGTGGCACAAAAGATGTTACACAAACTGCTTTTGTTACTGGCGTGACCCAAGCCTCACACACTCATGCAACTACTATCCCAACCTCTGTAGTGAATTATATAATAAAAACATAAAAGGAAATAAAACATTGGAATACTTCAAATTTCACATCGATGAAGATAATGCTAAAACTGTATACTGTGCGTATCGTGACCTATCAAAAGGCAAGTCATCTCCTCGATTAGTGCGTTCTTTTCCTCTTGATATAATTGGAGAAGAAGAATCTAAAATTATTGAAATGGTTCAGGGTGATATAACTGACGTTTACTATGAAGAATTTAATGGAGAGGTTAGAGCTTCTGAAGTAAAATGGTTTTTAGGTGATATTGAAAAAAACTCAGAAGAAGATATAAAGTGGATCAAAACATTTGTTAAGTGTGCTTGTGTAAATGAAGACTATGATAACTTGATCGCTCCACCATCTGTAGACCAACAAGTAGAAGACTTTATAAAAGAATTTTTTGATGAAGATGAATTTGAAAATGAAAAACCTCTTGAACAAAAAGATTTTTTAGCAGAATTTTTTGCAGAGCTTGAAGAAGACTCTAAATAAGGAAGATTAAATGGCATTAACTCGTATTACAACTGCGTCAATTGGATCAAATGTAGTCTCGGCTGATAAAATGCAAAACGCTGCTATTCAGGCCAGGCATTTTCAAAGTGGGACAATTACACTTGACTTACTCGATGCTAGTGCTAATACAGCTGCATCTGAAATTCGTCTTAACGCCAATATAGATGTAGTTCAGGATAACGTTGCAATAAATCAAACTGCTGTTAATACGGTTCATTCTAATGTTGTAGCAGCAGAAGCTAATGTTGTTTTAGCACATTCAAATGCAGATATTGCAAACGCGAACACAATTCAGATTAATTCTAATCTAAACATAGTATCATCAAATGTTGACGGAGTTGAGGCGAGAAGAGTAGCTAATTTAGCATCAGTCACTTTTTCTGGTCAGGTAAATATGAGTGATGATTTAGTCATTGCAGGTAATCTGGTTGTTAGTGGTGATACAACAACAGCCAATAGCATTAACATGGTCGTCCAAGACCGCTTACTAATGTTAGCAAACTCTGCTACTGGAACCCCCGCAGCAGACGTAGGATTACTTTTTAACAGAGGTAATCAAGGCAATGCTGCTTTTTTCTATGATGAGTCAGCGACAACCTTTAAAATATCAGATACTAAAGATCCATCAACAAATACAGCAATATCTCCTGTTACATCAGGTAATCTTGATGTAGGCATTATAACCGCCGCAACTATAAAGTATAATGGTGCTGATTTAAATACCTCTATTACAGATAATGTTGCTACTTTAACAACAAATATCAACACTTTAGATGCAAATGCAGATGCTATTGAGAGTAGAAGAGTTACAAACGTTTCAGTGGCTGCCTCAAATGATTTTGTAACTTTTACTAGGTTAAATGCAAATATTAATGTGGTTTCTGGAAATGTTGAAGCTAGAAATACTCAATTAAACGCTAACCTTGATGTTGTACAAGATAATGTTGCTGCTTTATCTGGTGGTGCAGTTCTATTAACCCCTTTTACAAATGTTAATACTTCTACATCAACTTCTAATGTTTTCTTTTTAGGTAAGGCTATAGGTACACCTGCTAACGTTCTTTATGTTTCTATCGATGGTGTTATTCAAAATAAAGACGTTCCAGGTACTTCAAACAATGATTATGTTGTAACTGTAGCGAATAATACAATAGCACTTACAGACGCAAGTATCCCCGCTGGTCTAACCGTTATTACTCAAATATTACACTAATGAAACAAATAAAACAACTTACTACTGAGCTAACATTTAGATGTAATGCTAAATGCCCTGCATGTCATCGGTGGAAGCCTCTTCGTATTAATCTGAACGAGGCAAAATATACGATATCTTTAGAACGTTTTCAACAACTGTTTAATCCAGACCTATTAGATAACCTTCAGTGGTTAGTTTTAAATGGAAACTTTGGAGACTCTATTATGAATAAGCAGTTTCGAGAAATTATTTCTTATGTTAAGTCTCGTGGAACAAGGTTATTAATCCATACTAATGGTGGTATACATAATAAAGACTATTGGAATGATGTAGGCAATATTTTAACTAAAGATGATATTATAAATTTTGATTTAGATGGTCTTCAGGATACTCACCATATATACAGAATAAATACAAAGTTTGATAAAGTTTTATCAAATGCAAAGGCTGTAATTGACTCTTCTAACGCTCAAGTACATTGGAAATATATTGTATTTGAACATAATAAACACCAGATAGAAGAAGCACGTAAAATCGCTAAACAAACAGGGTTTACTACTTTTTCTACAGTCAAAACTTCTAGAGACGTTTTTGCTCCTAAGTCAGGGCAGTTTATCCACTCAAAAAAGACTCGTGAATATCAAGAGGCTGAACGTAAAATACATTGTGTGTGGGGCGACTGGGGTAAATGGTATGTTTCTCCCAACGGTTTAGTTTTCAGGTGTTGTTGGACAGGTGGTCACTATTTTGATAAACAGAATGATCGTTTTTATTATCCTCCAGAGTTTGAACGGTTATTTAACGGATTTGAAGTTCCCATTCAAAAAATTATATCGTATAATTATTGGAATAAGCTTCAGCAGTTTTTACAAGGATATGATCGATCATTTAAATTGTGTAAATCACAATGTGGTAAAATAGTGTCATCTATTGAAAAAACCGAAGAAAATTTAAAAACCGGCACTAAAGAAAAGATAGATGCTAGTAACCAATGGGGTAATTAATGAAAACAGTAAGCAAAATTGGAAAATTTAAGTTTTTAAGATTCCCTAACCAAGGCATAAGACGTAACGAGAAGATTAGAAAACTTGCTACTTCTGGAAAATTAGGATATTCTACTCTTGAAAAATATATTAGTAAAGAACGTAAGCTTGGGTATCCCATTAAATACTCTAAGCCAATTGGGTTCAGAAAGAAGTAAATGGAATATAAAGGTATTGAAATAGGAGATTGGGAATATGAAGGCCCAAGAAATTTTGCTACTAAGTTAATTGATGCTTTTGGCACTCCTTCATATGTTGAAAAAAATCCAGAAGATAATGAAGCATATTCAATGACTTTTAAAAACATTGATGGATTTGATTTAGTTAAGATCGTTGATTCAAATACTAATAAATTACACCCTTATCCTGCAAAAATTTACGTTGAAGGTAGTTTATATTTTACTGTACCGAAAAATATGGTTGGTTTATTAAAAGCAGCATCTCCAACTATTATGATTGATGAACTTAATCAAATTGTAACAGGTAAGTGTGCTAGTCTCACTATTGCAGCAGCTACTCTTCAATTTGTCATAGACGCAGTAAATGGGGTTGCTCCACCTACTAGAGAAGAATATGATAGAAGGTTAAAAAGAATTATTGATGATAATACACTAGATCCAGCGATTACTTGGTGGGAAGATAGTCTAGGTGAAATGGGTCAAAGCACTAAAGCATTTAAGGAAGAAAAAATGGTTAAGATTAAAGATGGACATACTGACGTAGCATCTTCTCGTAGAATGTGTCAAACTATAATGGAAGATATTTCTGACATAATGAAAGCTCTACCTGAAGATTCAGAGGCTTCTCTTCCTACTTGGTGGACAAATAAGCTTGCTGTATCCTCAGCTTACATAAATGGTGCAAGAGATTATTTGCTTTACTCTAGTGAGCCAAAAGAGAGTGAATCAGAACCAGTAGAGCCAGAAGCTAAAGAGGAAGACGATATGACTCCTCCGTCTGTGAGAATGATGAATGCCTCTTAAGCGTGGTAAATCTCAAAAAACTATATCAGCAAATATTAAAGAGCTAATGAAAAAACCCTCAAAAGCTCGTGCTAAAGGTGTTAGAACCTTAGCTAAAAGGACGGGTACGACTACCAAAGAAGCCCAACGTCGGCAAGCAGTGGCAATAGCACTCAGCTCGGCAGGGAAGAAACGTAAAAAATAAATTTTGACATATATCTAAATATCTGTAAAAATACAGTATTGATATAACCCCTTAAGGAGAAAACTATGGCATTAGTCTATAATATCGGTGGCCCGAACTCAAACTTTAACACAATCGCAGCGATTGATTCAACAACTTTGACTCAGGGTGACAACACAATTCAAATCTATCCAGGTACTCATGCAGCACCTACTTCTATTACTGCAACTGATCTTTGTTTCAGAGGCATGGGAAATCGTGATGACGTAATTATCGATGGTGCAGCCGGTGCTGCGCTAGGTGTTACTTTAAGTGACAGCTGCTCAGGCACAATCACTTTTGAGAACCTAACACTTAAAGGTCAGGACAACGTAGTTACTGGTAACCCTGCTGGAGCAAACGCTGCTGTTACTAAATCAGGTAATGATGACGTTCAGCTTGTCTTCCGTAACTGTAAGTTTATTAACGCAGAACATGCTGTTATTCATAATGGTATCCATGCTAACGCACTTGGCGTAAACCAAGTTGAAATGCATTACTGTGACGCAGACGTTGATAAAGCTATTGTTTCAAATGCTAACGTATTTGCAACATTCACAACTTTCGGAGCAAATGCTTATCATACAGCAGCATCTGCAGCTACTCCATCAACAGCTATTAAAACCATGCTTTGTGGTCCAAACACAGCTAACGTTGGTAACTCAACTGAAACAATTCTTGCAACAATTGCATAATAATTCTATAAAAGGAGAATAAATCATGGCAATGATTTCAAAATCAGCTAAACAACCAATGGAAGGCATAGCGTCAGCAGCTTATCCTTCTGATACCGCTGCAGGCTCTAATGGAGCTAATGTAACTGGTGGTATGAAAAAAGGTCAAGGCTCTATGAATGAAGGAGCACCTAAAGTTGGTGGTAATTACCGTACTGGTGATAATACTCCTGGTGCTCGTGGAGCAATCTCTAAAGGTGTGTCTGTAGCATCTGAAGACGTGACCAAAGGCATGGGTGGCAAAGTCATCAAAGACATGCGCTAAGGAGCACCAATGGCTAAAACACTATCAGGAGCCGAAGCGAGAGAAGGTAAGACCGTAAATATCGGTGATAACCGTTACGGTCTCCGTGAAGAGTATGATCCGGCTAAAAAAAGGGAAACTCTTGAATACTATCGTTCTGGCCATGACCTTACTATTAGAGAAGTAAAAAATCCTCTAACACAAACAGTTAGAACAGTTAAAAGTTAATGATCGTTCCAGAGGTTTTTCAACGCTCAATGCCGAAACCTAAAAAGAAAAAGAGAAGGGCTTTAAAAAAGCGCGAAAAGGTTTCACTAAAAGAAATATACGGACCAAAATCTAAGTAAAGATTCCGTTTACATAAGAAGACTTATACGGGGCGCACGAGTAAATCTGTGCCCCGCTTGTTTTTATAATTTGTTCATATATCTTTTTTTCGTTTACATCTACTGATATAAATACCATATCCTCATCAGACATAAAAGAATAATCAAAATCTTCACCCGCAGAACAATAAATTTTTAGGTCGTCTCTAGCAGGTGTTTCTGTAGTTATAATTTTTGCAAGCTTTGCACGTTTTTCTGATATTTCTATTCCGTGATAATTAATATTAGGAAATCTACGATGCATATCAAATAAAGAATAAGGATATAATCCACAACCTACTAATAATATGTTTTTACAAGACTCTAACCTTTTCTTTAATTTTTTATCCTCTATTGTTTTTAAAATCCATGAATGAGCTTTTTTAACTTCATATAACTTGTGAAGTTTCTCGTTTCTTTTTGCATGTACAACTGTTTGAAATTCTCCATTAGATATAGAGTACTTCCAGTTCTTTATAGTTCTTTTAAGAATCTCTTTTGTGTACTTTGATGATCTCATTTGTTGAATTTTCTGTGCCATCAAGACTGAACTCAAAAGGTTTAGGTTTATTTTTGAGTATATAGTCAAGTGTTTCTGATAATTTATGAAACTCTAAATTATTTAATACTTTAAAATAGCCGTAAGGTTCAAAAGCATAAGCTCTGACAAACTGCTCTAATTTGTGTCCATCTTGTCTAGGCACTATAATTGAAGGAACTTGACCCTTTAGTATTTCCATTGTAGAGTTATACCCACCGTATGTTATAAAAGCTGCGCACTTTTGTATTTTACGACCTAGTTGAGGTACATACTCTACAAAAATCATATTTTTCTTTATTGCTTTACCTGTTTTAAGATACCTGTTTGCAACAGGCATTACAAATGTATATTCAGGAAACTTGTGAGCAATTTTTGTGATCTCTTTAAATAATAACATTCCTTCACTCTTATTCAGACCTGTGCTTACATATATAATGTTATTTTCTTTTTTGTGCTTTGGTAAAGAATCATCACACACATAACCTGTATATACTATTTGATCTTTTAGATCATCTATAAGTTGGGTAGAGCTGCCAGCTACTGTTCTATCACTGTACAGAGGTAAAATCTCAGGGTCTCCGTGTACAAGTATTTTATCTACATAATACTTACATATTAAGTTTTGCGTTCTATTAACCCAATCTTTTAGTTGATCATCATGTGGATCATCCCAAGGAAAGTCTCTAATTGATACTATTATTTTTATGTTTCGTCTTTTGCATTCTTCAAAGTATTTAAAAAGTTCTTCTGCGTATTGATGCCTACAAAAAGGAAATCCCTCACTTACTAATGTTTTTACCTTATACTTATCGAGTGTTTTTAGAAATTTAGCGTATCTGAAATTTTGTAAGTTTTCATTTCTTATAAATGATGCTGGGTTTTTACCCTGTGGAACTTGATATCCTTCTAGAAAAGAAACATTTGGTACACTATAGTCTAGTGGAGGTTTAAAAAGTTGATTTATAATAACAACATCTTCATATTTTGAGGTGTTCTCAGCTAGTATTTTAACTCTGTTACTGTGTCCTAAACCATATAAATACTGTGTTAAAAAAGCAATCATCTTCTTGGAGGTGCTAAGTAACTTTCAGCCATAGGAAATATTTTTACTATCTCATCTGCACATGCACGAGCGATTATTCTGTGTTCTTTTTGGGTGCCGTTTGAGCTTCTTAGCTCAATATAATGAATCCACGATCTTAATGTGCCGTTCATATAAATTCTAGACTGCATTAATCCTTCAGGTAATACTGCCCTGGCTTGCTCTTTAGCAATTCCCCTTTCCAAAGCCCAGTTGTACGCTTTTATTGAGGCAAATCTAACTAAATCTTGTTGACCTAACCATTTTTGTTGTAAAGCGTTATCTTCGACTTCAATAGAATTTTGTCTATTTTTAGTGTCTTGTAATCTAGCTTCTCTATTTTCCCAACCTAATGAGTCATCAGGGTTAGCATATCTTTGCGAAAATTCTTGAAAAGAAAAAGAACGATGTCTCAATATCTGTCTAGCAATATCTCTTGTAGTTTCTATTTCCATGCATACAGACACCATTTCAAAAGGAGACCAGTGTTTTTCTCTAATTAGATATTTTAAAAGTTTTTCTGAAGTTTCTGCATTAAGCTGGTTGTCAGGATTTGAAACTCTTGCACAATAAGCCACGACCTCCTGAATGTTTTTTAACTCTTCTAAACCTTCAACAGGTTGAGAGTATGAAATTAATTTAACTTTCATAGTACTTACCATAAATCCTTTCAATTTTTTCTCTACTATACGAGTCTGTATCCTTAAGTTTTTTACCTGGTTTTTTAATATGTACTTTTAAATGTTTAATAAAAGTTTTTCCAGAATCAGTTTTCCAAGGAGATTCTTCTATCTGATCAACGTATTTTATTACCATTCTTGGTAGTTGTTTTGCAGTCATTTGTGCTATTTTTTGAGCAGGTTGTATGATTACACTTTCGTTATTTTTATTTTCTAAATTAATCCATATTTCGTTTCTAAACGTATAGGGAAAGTAAGTTACCCTTTCTGCCATCACTACACAATGATTATATATTAAACCACTCAACCCATTTACTTCAAGTACAAAGTTAGGATTGATAATTTGTGGATAAACTCCTGTTGGAAAGGGAAATATTTCGCCAGGTTCCAAGCTAATTGGATCTTTTATGCAAGCCCTGAGATGATAGTAAGGTTCTTTATGATTATATACATCAAAAGACCAACTTATTCCAAGCTCTTTTTCAAGCTCTCTAGCGACTGTACTTTTTTCAATATGAATCTCACAAACTAGTAAGTTTTTCAATTGGTTCATCTCCATACTTTCCAGCCGTAATAGCATCTACACAATATTTTTTGAGATTGATAAGTTTCTCATTACGCACCAATTGATCATGCCCCGCATTAAGGTTTTGAATATACTTAGACCTACCTTTAATAGGTAATGCATCTAATAGCTTATCTAGTGTTTTATGTTCACGTGCCAAGGCTTGAGCCCGTTTCGGTCCTATCCCCTCAATACCTAAAATATTATCAGACTTATCTCCTTCAATAATTCTAGACAACATATACTCAGATGGAGTCACATCAAAATCTTCTGTCAGAGTCTGTAAAGTAACTTCTTTTCTTCCAAATATATTAAAGATAGAAATATTTTCATCTACTAGTTGATATAAGTCTCTGTCTGATGATACTACCCAAGTATGATCATATCGATCTGAAACATTTTGAGTAATCCATGCTAGTACATCATCTGCTTCAACTCCTCTAAATTTTAGCACTTCCTCATCTAGTTCTTCTGGTAAGCTATTTAGGACGGCAAAGAAATCTTCATACTTTTTGATCTCTTCTTCCTCTTGTGGTTTTTTACGAGTGCCTTTATATTCTTCGTGCATGTTCATCCTATAGTATGATTTACCAAAATCAAAACATACAATAGTGCGTGCTGCTTCATATGATTTAGCTAAAGATTGAATTGTGCGAATAAAGTCTGCTCCGAATGAAGCATAGTTAGGTCTTTGAAGCCATCTATAAGATAAGTTGTTGGCATCAACAATTAAAAGATTATTATAGGTTGAATAGTCTGGCTCTTGCAAGTCTGCAAGGTCATTCCAAGATTTGGTCATAGTTATCTCCTGTGTTTATATATAACTATACCAATTTTAAGAGGACTGAGCAAGATCAGTTTGTTCTTTAATGGCCCTTAACCAGTCATCTAGTTTTGTTACTTTAAAGTGACAACCAAAAGATTTTATTTCTATGTAGAAGGGAACTGCTAGATCATCGTCAAAAGCTACAAAATCTTTAGATCTATTCCATCTAAATATGAGAAGAGGTTTCTTTTTCATAACTTCTGCTTCTCTAATTGTTTGACGCCAAAAATTAAGAATATCAGTAGTTTTAGAAGTGAGAAGGTTGTTCCATTGTAAATCTTTGTAGTGTTTACACTCAATAGCATAAGGCCACCAAGCAGTGTCATGAGGAGTCCAAATATCCCCCTTTAAATAGTCAATTGACCCAGATAAAGGAACTCTTCTAAATTCAACATTAAACTCATTAGTAAGTCGAGTTGCTATTTTTTGTTCATATGCAGAGCCTTTTGCTTTACTTTTATTATGTGCCATCTAATCCTAATTTATATTTAGCAATAATATATGATTTTAAGAAATCACTTCTAACAATATCGTCTATTCCAAACTCGACTGTAGCAAATTCGTTGAGAGACTTGATGATTTTCATAAAATTAAAAATACCTCTCTTATCATTTTCACGAGTTAGATCTGTTTGTGTATAGTCACCACAAAACATTATTTTACTGTTTCGACCAACCCTTGTAATTATACTATCTAATTCATGAAAATTCAAATTTTGGCACTCATCAACTATAATAACTGCATTGTTAATAGTAATACCTCTAATAAAGGATGTACTCATAAATTTTATATTACCTTGTTGCTTTAGAGCATCATAGGAGTCTTTAATACCAAAAAGCTCTCTACAGATTGATCTGTAGGGAGCCTCGTAGATAGATACTTTTTCTTGTTCATCTCCAGGTAAAAAGCCTATATCTCTGGTTGATACAACTGATCTAACTATAAAAACATCATCATAAACAGTACTAGGATCTAAAACTTCTTCTAGAGCTAGATATAGGGATAAAAATGTTTTACCAGTACCAGCAATACCATGTAAGAGTAAATGTTTATTATTTTTGTATGCATCATAAATTATTTTTTGATTTTCAGTTATTGGTTGGATAGTTAGAAGATCATCTATTCTAACTTTTTTTAATGGTTTTCCGCTACCATTCCCATTTCCGTTAGCCAAGCGCTACTTCTCCTTAATTATTGAGAATCGAGTTTTCCCGATTTCATTAATTCAGTATAACCTCCAACATATGTTTCATCAATAAAAATTTGAGGCACTGATCTTGCATTGGGTGCTACCTCTAATAATTGTTCTTTGGTCCACCCACCGCCAATAATTCTTTCTTCATAAGGGAGGTCTCTTTTTTTAAACTCATGTTTAGCTCTCTCACAAAAAGAACAATCAAACTTACTCCAAATAATAATTTTCATTACAAATCGCCGTCTTTTCTATTCTCAGAATAGTGAACATCAAACTCACCCCCAGGATAGCGGGCTTCAAGTTTTTTAACATTTTCTTCAATTACTTCATTAGGATCTAATTCTAATGCACGACAGGCGCTAATCCAGTACCACATAATATCACCTAGTTCACGTTTCATATGAAAAATTGTGTCATCATTTAAGGGTTTACCTTGAAATACACATTTCTTGACAATTTCACTAAGCTCTCCACCTTCTGAAGCAAGCCCAATACTACCTGTGAGTAGAAGTGAAATATTAACTTTGTCATCTAGTGATTCTAATTGTCTAATCAAAGCTACTTTATTATTGCTTTCAGTGCTTGTTACTGTTTTTACAAATTCTTTATATTTATTTAAATCAATCATAAAGAAAATCCTTTAAATGTATCTTTTGATACGTCTTGTTTAGTCCCTCCAATAACGTAACTGGAGATTTCTGTTTCTTGAGGAGCTACTTGCACTTCT